GCGGAAGTGGTGTATTCGATATAAATGGGACGTTCGTTCATCAACACCACGGCACGGCTGCGATGATACGCAACGCCGGCAGATGTGATGATGCTGTGTTTTTGAAAATCTGGTGCGTTCGGGTCTTGGTTTAATACCAGAGAGCCAGCAGTATTCAATGGATCGAGGATGTTAAAAAATATCGAAAGGTCTGCCAATTTTTCTGGCGGAATTTCTTTGTCTGGCGGAACATCCTCTGCACCCAAAATAATAGATCCAACGCCATAAATTCGCGCTACGCCGGCCATTTGAGCAATGTATGTGTCCGCGTTGATTTTTTTCCATTCGGCTTCAAATGCCTGCCGAACGCGATCTTCCGGCGCATTTGTGATGCTGATTTGCCGCTTTTGGCTTTGCGCCATTTCAATTGGCGCATCAGCCATTTTTCGGCCAAGAGGATGATAGGCGTAAATTGTTTTGCAGGTTTGATACGATGCATCGCTGCCCGGCATGATTTCGTCGCACAGCAACAATTGCTGTAATGACGTGCCAACGCCCGTGCCGGTGATGTTAATCGTAGACATGTTTAATTGTCCGCCATTTGCTGCGACAAGCTAAAGTGATTTGCTAGATGACATTGCACGGATGCGCTTGCGTTTTCAACCAAGATCATCCCGGTTTCATTTAGCGCCTGTTCCAGAATGTCAGATGGAACGCGAAAGCCACGCTGAAACAAAGCGAGGGTTAGTTTAGCTACGGGAGGCATTAACCATATCCTTTGTTGTTGCCCAGCGAAATTGCCACGGCATACGTGAATGTATCAAAAGCATCGTCAGAGCGGGTTGCTGCTTGCTTATCGCCAATGCGGAAACTAACCACTTGAGACCACAAATGGTTGCGCGTTTGGCCTTTGAAATTGGTTGTTTTTTCGTGCGCATAACGGGAAAATTTAACTTTCCCCTGGTAAACAAAACCGGAAACATTGATGGCGCGGCCATCTTTGCCGGCTGAAGTCAATTTGGATGGCAACGCCTGGGCCGGCAAACCGCGATTTGCGCACTGTTGCAACAGGATGCTGCCCGACTGGGCATCCTCAATAAAAGCCCCGCCGGAACCCATCCGAGCCTTGCACTGGGTTGCCAATTCTTCGCAACGGCGAAAAACATTCGGAATCCAGTTTTCTAACATCGCGCCATCAATCGAAACCAAATCCCAATCCAAACAAATCAGCGAGGTGCCAACCATCGAATTATAAGCCCAGTAACTGACGGCGGTTGCGTCGTGATTTGTGCCTTGCTTCACTGCTGTATCAATGACCGCATAAACCATATCGCAATGCGCGGGATAATCGACCGGCTGACCATCCGAACCAAGCAGAAATTCCGGTGCGAAAAAACAAGCGCCGCTGAAATCCACGAATTCAGCCATATATTCCTGCTGATAAACCAGAGGATGATTTTGCTCTTTTAGCAATTCCAATTCGTCTTTTGGAAGATAAGGATTGCTGTGCGTCGGCGCATGAAATTGCGTAAAACCATGCTCTGGCTCATTGCAAATTTGCCAAAAAAAATTGTCGGATTCGATGCCGTTGGGAGTGCTGGCAACGATAGCTGATCCGCGATAATCTAACAAAGCCGGTTTGATGGCAGTTTGCCAAACTCGCAACATATTGGGTTTGGTGAATCCAGCTTCGTCAATTAGGGCTTTGTGATATTTCCGGCTACGTCCCGCCCGTTCGTTTTCCAGGGTCCAAAAATCAATTCTTCCTCCTGATCTAGTATGAATAACGCCTTCAATTTTTGACGCTGATCGTTTTACTGGTTCTAAAATGTCAAGCATTTCATTATAAGTTTCTGCCAGGATTTTATAATTTGGCGCAAAAAATCCGATGGATTCTCCACGCGCTGCCCCGTCGCATGCAATGGCTGCCATCAAAACCGTTTTTCCAAATCGCCGGCCACAACGCAAAGCCTTGAAACGTCCTGTAGCTTTGTATGCTGTGACTTGGCCGGCATGCAGCGTCGGTAAATATACGGTCGCCATTATTTTTCAACAGGCGGCAATCCGCCTTCAATTTTGATGGTGTTGTTGCCATCCAGATTTTGTTTATCTCGCTCTTGCCAGCCCATGCGAGATTTTGCCCAAAAAATCGCAGCAGCGACATTGTTGCCGCTGGTTGCCATTTTGAATAGGCTTTGAGCGACCTTGGCATTGGCTTCGATCGCAGCAGTATCCAATTCGTCGCGGAAATGCTTTTCTAGCGTGTGAACGCTGCCAACTCCAATCACCCGGCAAATATCTTTTTGAGATATGCCGAATGCGGCTAACGATTTAACCGTCTTGCGTTGATCCGGCGTAAATTTAAGCGGCGGTCTGCCCACGGTTTTTGCTCATTTCATTAAATGTTTTACCTTCATGCTCTAATATAGCATCTTGCCCCAGTAAATTCCTGCCAGCGTTTTACTGCCACATCTATGTATGCCGGATTTAGTTCAATCGCATGGCATGCTCGTCCGGTCATTTCCGCTGCGATAATGGTGGTGCCTGAGCCACTAAACGGTTCGTAAACGGCTTGTCCGGCGCTGCTGTTGTTTTCAATCGGACGCTTCATGCATTCAATAGGTTTTTGAGTGCTGTGGCCGGTTTCCGATTTTTTGGGTTTATCAATTTGCCATAAAGTTGTTTGTTTGCGTCCACCATCATAATGCCCCGGCTTGCCTTTGCGCACGGCATACCAACAAGGTTCATGTTGCCAATGATAATCACCTCTCGACATAACCATTTGAGATTTTGCCCATATAATTTGCGATCTGATCAAAAGTCCATTTTTTATTAAACTATCCGCCACAACACCTGCGAATACACCGGCATGCCAAATATACGCGACATCACCAGGAAACAACGCCCAAGCCTCAGACCAATCGGCTTTGTCATCATTAAGAACTTTTCCCGTTGCGGCAGATGTTATATTTAATCCGGCTTTTTCTCGCCAGCTTGCATCATACTCGACCCCATACGGCGGATCAGTCACCATCAAGTGCGGTGTGACGCCATTCAACGCTTTTGACACGGTGTCGGCTTCCGTGCTGCTGCCGCAAACCAGCCGGTGGCGACCTAGTATCCAAACGTCACCCAGCACTGAAACTGGAACCGCAGGCACTTCAGGCACATCATCGGGATCGGTTAATCCTTCCGTGCCATCATTCAGCAATTCGCCAATTTCATCCAAACCAAATCCGGTCAATTCCAGATCAAAGCCTTCATCTTTTAGCGATAGCAATTCCAGTTTGAGCAAATCCGCATCCCAACCTGCATCCAGCGCCATGCGGTTATCAGCGAGGATGTATGCGCGCCTTTGAGCGTCGGTTAGATGCCCCAGTTCGATTACTGGCACCATTGCCAGTTTTAATTTTTGAGATGCCAGCACTCGACCATGACCGGCGATGATGCCGTTGTTGGCGTCGATCAAGATTGGATTCGTAAATCCGAATTCTTTGATCGATGCGGCAATTTTCGACACCTGGGCAGGGGAATGTGTGCGCGCATTGTTGGCGTATGGAATGAGATCGGCCAAAGGCACGATTTTATGCGGAGGAAATTTCACGAGGCACCTGCAAAATTATTAGTTTAATCTCGCATTAACGGTCGTCCGATGTCAATTTCACCTTTTTTTCAAAAAAAACGCCCATTGCTCGATAAACGCTATTGCATATTTGGTGGGAATATAGGATTGTTCACTTGCCGGCGGGGATGGCCCTGCCAATCAACGGAGTTTTAGCCGATGACCAAAACTGTGATTTTTTTGACTAAGCAGCTGGGCGAAAACTCCGACACGTCACAGGACATCGTCGACGTGTGGCGCGGCCCCAACAGCGTCGACTTGTCGGAGCAGGTGATGTGCTGTCTCAATTCGGGCGATGACCGCCTGGTCCCGACCTGGCGTTATGGGTTCCGTCTTGTTGATCTGCCGGACTGGCTGTCGGCGGAGGAGTATCAACGGCACGACGTCGAATGGTCCTACGCCTGGGCGCGCGGCGTCGACGTCGATTGGCCGGAGACGTGGCAGCGGGCGCTCATGCGCATGCCGGATCGCGGCGAACGGATCGCGTTGATCGACTTGCTGCGGGTCAAGGCGTTCCGGTCGGAATTTCGCCGGTCGCTGCGATTTCAGGTCGAGGCGTGGCTGGATACGCCGGTTGAAGAACGCCGGTTCGAAACCCCGTTGTCCCCGCGTCAGTTGTCGTCGATCACGACGGACGAGCACGTCCGTCGGGCGCGGCAACGCGTTTCGATGGCAGGCCGTGCTTGGCATGGCGCTGCATGGGATCAGGCGCCTGTCGCGCCTGTTCTGGATGTTCAATCGGTTTTTGAGTGATTGCATGTTGCCGCGACCAATAACTAAAGGAGCAACCACATATGACCGACTATGCACTACGTTGCGAAATCTCAGCCGCCCGCGACGGTCAACCCCACTGGCACATCGCCGGCGACCCGGACGCAGGCCGGGCTTGCGTTGAGCACGACGGCAAACGCTGGACGTATCGCGTCGATCGCGGCGAACGCCGGGCATTCCGGGCATGGCTGGCCGAGGCATTTTCGGGTTTTGGCACACAAGCCAGTGTCGCAGGACGTTTTCCGCATTACGAAATCAAAACACGGAGTTAAAATAATGGCTTCAAAATCCACTTCGGACTTTCGAGCCGCAATCTCGCACCAAGACACAGAATGGCTGAATAAACGTTTGGTTGATTGGCGCATAACAAAAACAATCACCATTCAAACATCTACCATGCGAGCGCGCATCATTGCTATGCTTCGCGTTGAATTATTGCATCGTCAAATTTTGGATTTAAAATCATGATGAAGCAAAATGACCAAGAAGCCGAATTGGAATTGGCTCGATGCTTTTTTTCTCCCAATGATGGCATTAGGGTGGATCGGTGCAGGCATGAATCTGTAACTGAAACAGTGCTTTGGATTTTTAGTAAAAATATCCGAATGCCTCAAATTGGCACCGTCAAACGATTGGACGGTGGTGCAGAATATCGCGCGAAATGTCAGCACGAATGGGAAGCCACCAGGATGAAAAATGGTGAACCCGTCGCGCGACGATGCGAAAAAACGCTGGAAAGCGCATTGCGATGGGTTGCGTCATATGATGCGGCAATTCGATAAAAAAACATCAAAATAAGTTTAATCCCGGATTTCCCGGATGAAATCGTTTTTCCTTGTACTCCTACGCCGAATCAGTCATAAATATCAGATAGTTACGATTGAATCGGAAGCGCGAGGATGGAACACCCAACGGGTGAGGCGGATGACGGGTCCCTGCGGGTTGATTTCGACCGCCGCCTGAAGCTGGAATTTCACGGGACCCGCATCACCTCCGACGCCGGATTGCTCGCATACCGTGAGTTGGACGACGCGCTTGGGCTGACCGACATCGCGGGGGCGGCGCTGTCGGAATGCCGCCGCGGCAGGAACACCCGCCACCTGCTGACCGGCCTGTTCCGCCAATCAGTGTTCGGCCGCCTCGCCGGGTATGAGGACGTGAACGACGCCGAACGTCTCGCCCATGATCCTGCGATGCGCGCCGTGGTGGATCGCACCGGCCTGGATCGTCAGGCCGCCTCGACCAGCCAGATGGGCCGTTTCGAGACCGCGTGGCTCACCAGCGAGGCCAACCTCGCGTCATTGGCCGATCTGTCCGGCGCCTGGATCGACCAGGTGCATGCGCGCCGCCCGCAAACGACCATCGTGCTCGACATGGACAGCAGCGTCAGTGAGACGCATGGCGCTCAGGAAGGCAGTGCCTACAATGGGCACTTTGGTTGCACCTGTTACCACCCGCTGTTCGTGTTCAACCAGTTCGGCGATCTGGAACGGTGTAGTCTTCGCTCCGGCAACGCCCACAGCGCCGCCGACTGGCGCGACGTGCTGGAACCGGTGGTGACGCGTTACCGGGGCAAGATGAAGCGCAGGTATTTCCGCGGCGATGCTGGCTATGCCAACCCCGGCATCTATGAGTTCCTCGAAGCCGAGGGCTACAAATACACGATCAGGCTGCCGGCCAACGCGGTCCTGCAAGAGCGCATCGGGTGGTTGCGCAAGCGTCCGGTGGGACGGCCGCCGTATGATGTCCGCCGTTATTACGCCAGCTTCAGCTACCAGGCGGCGTCATGGACCAAGGCCCGCCGGGTGGTGGCGAAGGTCGAGTGGCACCCCGGCGAATTGTATCCGCGCGTCGGCTTCATTGTGACCAACATGACCCGGCCGCCGGAGCGAGTGACGCTGTTCTATAACCAGCGCGGCACGGCGGAGCAGCACATCAAAGAAGGCAAGAACGCGGTCACCTGGACCCGCCTGTCCTGCCGCCGCTTCGCCTCGAACGCGGTGCGGCTGCAACTTCACGCTCTGGCCTACAACCTCGCCAATTTCCTACGCACCCTGACCTTGCCCGAGGCAGTCAGCCATTGGTCGATGACCACCTTGCGGGACCGACTGGTCAAGATCGGCGCCAAGATCGTCAGGCACGGGCGATCGATCACGTTCCAGATGGCCGAAGTGATGGTCTCGCGCGGGTTGTTTCAGGAGATACTCGACGCAATCGCGGCATTGCGTCCGTCGCCGCCAGCGCGATGTTGAGGCGCGATGCATGACCGGTCGACCGCGCCGTCAACAGCAGAGGTGCGCCCCAATGTCGGCCGGAAGCGCGGGATTCGCGCCGAAACAGCGAATAAATCGCTGGTTACGTCGCGAACAGCGCGCTCACCGGGCCGCCGGAATTGCAAGCCGCCAGGGACCGGGGTTATCGTTCACCCAAGATGTCCGGATGGGCCGGGCATATGGGAAATGTCGGATGAGATCGTACAGAGCAATCCTTGCGAAACCGCGGCGATCCGAAAAACTGACAATCGACGCGAGCGCTACCTCACCTTGGAAGAAGTCGCACGTCTTGGCGCTGCCTTGACCGAGCTTGAATCGGAGGGCGCAAACGTCAAAGCAATCAATATCGCCCGCCTTTGGGCGCTCACGGGCTGCCGCCGATCGGAGATCGCCGGATTGCGATGGTCGGAGGTGGATCTTGATGAGGGGATTTTGGTTCTCGACGATAGCAAGACTGGGAAATCGGTTCGTCCTCTCGGCGGTGCCGCCATCAAATTGCTGAAAGGCATCGGCAAAACTACAGGGTCGGATTTCGTCTTTCCGGCAGAGCGCGGAGATGGCCACTTCCAGGGCATCAAGAACGCTTGGAGTAAGGCCATTGCGAAGGCAAAGTTGCCGGGCGTTACGCCTCACACTCTGCGTCACACGATCGGATCGACCGCAACGTCCGCCGGCGAAGCGCTGGCGCTCACTGGCGCGATCTTGGGACACGCGAATCCGCGCTCAACCGCAATCTACGCGCATGTGCAGATCGATCCTTCCCGCGAGGCGGCGGAGCGGGTTAGCGGGAAAATTGCTGAGGCACTTGCCGGAATGTCGACCGAAAACCTCCCGAAGTCAGAGGCGGAAGAGATCGAGGGAATCGTTCGTGCTTTCGTGGATCGCCTTGCCCGCGAAGGTTTCAAGCCGAGCGAAGTTGGCGCACTTGTAAGCCAGGTCGCGCCGAATCGAAGCGGCGCCACGGGCGGCATGCCGGGCACGTGAAATTGTCAATGGGGGATTCCGCAAAGCCCAAAGGACTGCTAGGCTGGCAGTGTCCGCGTGAATCGCTTCTGCCCATCGCTATTCGCGACAAGCGGAGCCGACTGGCGTTGGCAAGCATGGCGCCATTTTTTGAGGTGAGCCAGCCACACTGGGCGGCGTCGGGGAGCGAGTGCAACTGCTATGGCGCGTAGTGACCTCCTAGTATCTCTCATCCGCGCCGGCGCCACCGGCGATCGGGAGATGCTGCGCTCCACGGCCGAAGCGATGGTTGCGGATGAACGGGCCAAGAAGCATTTCATCGTAGCCGATCGCATGCAGCGTGCTTTGTCAGCCGTCCCAATTACCCCACCGGCCCTCACTGCGACATCTCCGCATCTGGCTACCGCAAATGGGCGCGAGGCGATTCTGGAGATTACGCCCCGCCTGCAATTGGACGATCTATTGTTGCCTCTCCCCGCGCAAGAAAGCGGCCGCCAACTTGTAGAGGAACACCGTAGGGCCGACGTTCTTCGAGCAAGTGGCTATGAGCCGCGTCACCGCGTGCTCCTTTCAGGCCCCCCCGGCAACGGCAAGACGTCCTTCGCGGAGGCGATCGCGGAAGGACTGGGGCTTCCTTTTTATGTGGTTCGATATGACGCTCTGATCGGTAGCTATCTGGGCGAGACAAATGCGCGTTTGCGTAAGCTGTTCGACTATGTGCGAACGACGCCGAGCGTGCTGTTCTTCGACGAGTTCGACGCCATCGGCAAAGAGCGCGGCGACACCCACGAGACCGGCGAAATCAAGCGCGTGGTTTCGTTTCTGTTGATGCAACTCGATCAATTGCCTAGCTATGTCATCGTGGTCGCCGCAACCAATCATGGCGAGTTGCTCGATCGCGCGGTCTGGCGACGTTTTCAGATGCGGCTTTCCATGCCGGCGCCGAAGAAAAATGAAATCGCGGTCTTTTTGGACCGGATCGTGTCGGGTTGGCCCGACGCGCCGAAGATGGCCCTTAGTCGGCTCGCCGGCCGTCTAGGGGTTGTTAGCTACGCTGAAGCGCTCGATTTCTGTCAGAACGTTAGGCGGCGCCAGATATTAGGCTTGGGGGAGGTGTCGATTGATGACGCACTGCGCGTGGAACTCGACTTGTGGACCTCGCGCGTTACGCCAGAGATCATAAATGCCGAGCGATCCGACGAAACCTCTTCTGAGGCTGATCCCCACAGCTGATCAGCCCCGTCCGGTAGGTCGTGCCCGCCCTGTTCCATCCCCAGCGGCATTCCCACGGGATCGTCAGGCGGCTGCAATCGGGCCAAAGTTTACGCGCTTGGCGGAAGTCCTCGCGCGTGGAGCCAACGCGCTGGCGTTGCGCGCCGACCCGGCTGGCCTAGCGCCGGAACGCCTGTTGGTTTTTGAAGTTTAATGCCTATTGCATCTTTCTGAGGTATGTGCGATTCTATTTT